AGTTCAAAGCTAGTGGCGGATATTGCCCCTGAGCTGGTTAGCCCATGACTAAACTCAAAAGTATCGCTCGCAGCCTTCCATAGGATAGAAGCATCTGTCGTAGAATTAACCGCGTCTTGGATCGTGATTCCACTATTATTCGCGGTGGAAGATGAGTCGCCAGTGGAATAGTTCAGGGTTATGTTGTTGTCTTTGACCGTGAGGTTGTCAGTGTTGACGGTCGTGGTGGTGCCGTTGACTGTAAGGTTGCCGGTGACAGTTAAGTTAGCATCAAAGGTGTCATCAACATTTGAGCGCAAGAATGCCGTTGAGTCTAAATTGTCTAGCGTGTCAGCATTACCGCCCGTTGACGTAACACCTGTTACCCCTTCGTTTGCTGAGAATGTAAAAGATGGCGTTTGACCTGTGACCGAATCGGGAACGCTAGAAATTAAAGCGCGGATATAATAATCGGTATTATTAGTTAGAGATCCTGCGCTTATGGTTTCTGTAATGTCGGTGTAGCTGAAATAAACGTAGTAATCGCCCGGATAGTATTGGCTCAAGTCATACTTTGCGATAGTTACTGAATGAGCGGTTCCGATGTTAGTGTAATTTGTTCCGTCAGTGCTTACTTGGAATTGCAGCGTTAAAGTGTCAGTGCTGTACTCAGTAGTGCTATTCCAACTGATGCTAAAGTTTGCCTCAAGGTCAATGCCAAGCTCGCCGTGGTCAAACAGATCACCAGAAGTTCCTAGGACAATGCTGCCGCCGCTAGTCGTGAATGTTCCAGTGCCCTCTTTAAAGTCACCGTTGCTTCCGCCAACGCTTTGGGCAAGCGATCCTTGTAATAAGTTAATCGCGCTGCCACTAAGCATATCAGCAGTGATGCCCCCAGCTTCAACCCCAGCAGCGATGAAAAACTCTTTACCGACAAATTGAAAAGAGTTGTTTACTATCAGGGTGTCCGCTTCTACCGTTCCTTTTACCCTAACATCGCCGGTCATGGTCAAGTTGCTGCCGTCAAACAAAAGGCTTCTGCTGGCGTCTCCAACTACAAACTTCCCGTCATCAAGGTCAAAGAATGAACCGCTTTCTGTACCACTTGGTGCTGCATTAGCGTCTGGAGGCGCTGTAGCTCCGCCGCCTTTTAATGTTCCGGCAGTAATGTTTCCAAGATTAGATTGAATTGCCTCTAAATTGGTGACGTTGATTTTGCCAGCCGTTACAGCATTAGCGGCTATCTGATCGGCGGTGACAGTTCCATCAACCAAAAGATCCCCAGAAATGAAGTCACTTATTGCCCCCCAAGTTGCTTCTGTACTAGCGGTTCCTGCAACTGTGCAGGTCCAACCATAAGTTCTGTTAGGCGTTACCGGATTAGTAACGGTTGTGTCTGTGGTAATTACTATGTCGTTGACTTTTGGCAGTCTACCAGCAGCGGCATTAAACTCTGAGTTTGAGGGAGCAAGAGCATCGTTTGTCGTGATGCGATAAAACGATGGGATTGCGTGTTGCGCCTGACTAACGACCCCTGTAACTTCGCTCATTATTTGGTTTGCGTTTAGAGTGGTTGTTGTTGTTAGATTATTGCCAGAACCGTCTTGTAATACGCCTCCACCTAGCGTTAGCGTCCCCGTTATGTTTGCTTCGTCTACAGTCAGGCTGTTTGCTGTAATAGAGCCACTTACTGATAAAGCTCCATCTTCAAACGTCAGTGAGTTTGTCCCTGCGTTTCCAACACTAAGTTTATACCCCGCTGGGCTGGCTGCATCGTAACCTAAGAAGAAACCTGTGCCATCATTAAACGCAGTTTGACCACCCTTGATAGAACCGCCGCCCGACATAGTGATGCCGCCGCCGGTAATTGTTACACCCGCATTAATGGGCTCCGCTAGGCTCGTCCAGCCCCGCAAAAGCTCTGCAATTGATGGCGCTCTACGGTCAAGACGGTCAACCCTTGGATGCGCCCACCGGACTATAGAGGTAGGGGTTGCTGCGGCATAATAATTGTAAGTTCTAACTGCAAAGGTGGTTGCATCTGTCTCAGACCCGTCTCCCGAGAATCTAAGGTCATCAAACGAAGCTACTTTTACGCCTGTGGCTAAGTTGTATACACCGCCTTTACCGCTGTTTGAGTTTGTATTAGATGGGTTAATAAAACCGACTAAAAGATACCATTCTCCTTGTGTTGGTAGATCGTCAACGAACCAATATTTATTGGTAGTCCCTCCGGTGCCGTCATACCTATACAGACTGAGTGTAGAACCGCCGCCGAAGTTGTAAGCGCCAAGATAAATACTTCCGTTTGTATTGTCCTGTTTTATAAAGACAGAGAATCTATAAGTTGTGTCGCTTACAATTGGGAATTGATTTGCGGTTGAGGTGTTCTGAAAACCACCGTCTGGCCCGCTGCCGTCTGTAGATGTAGCCTTCCAAATTCGCTCAAGCTCACCATGCGGCCCATTTTCAACTACTACTGCGTTTTCAGAAGTCTCGCCGTTTAGACTCCATATTCCTTTTACACCAGTGCCTACAGTCCATTCACTGTCATCTGCGCGAGGCAACAGAGATATCTGGTCTGCTGCTTGGTTTCCGGCAGCCGCCTCACTAGCAACTGTGCTTGCCGCAGTTCCGCCAACTGTGACGCTATTGCCTATACTCCCTGACGTTGCTGTGATTGCGCCGGTAACGGCCAGATTGGTGCCGTCAAAAGTCAGCGCCTCAGTGTTGGAATTGCCGATGCTGAATTTATAAGCGTTCGTATCATACCCAAGAAAAAACCCTGTGCCGCTGTTGTATGCACTCTGGCCGCCCTTGATAGAGCCGCCCTGGTTCATGGTAATACCGCCCTGGGTGACGGTCGTTCCGGCCTCAATGCCGCTGGTTGCTACGTCCTGACCTGTCGTTGTGTTCGCAACGCCGGTATTGATTGAGATGGTATCGTTGTTGATATCAATCCCAATAGTAGGATCGGCAACATTGTCCCAGTCAACCTCAACAGCACCTACAGTTGCGAAAACGGTGGTATTGGGATCATTGGGCGGTTCTAGGCCGGATCTTGATGCGTCATCTGTCCCGACATTCTTAACTGCCCGTACCCAGTAATATCTAAGGTTTCCTGGGGCTATGGTTTCCCAGAGATTACCTGTGCCGCTTCCTGTCGCCGTTGCAGTAAAGACAACCCCAACGGTATTAGAAGCAGCGCCCATAGCCGTAAAGTCTGTATTTCCCAAAGTTCTTATCGTGTAGGTATCACCTACATTCACAACTGAAGGAAAGAAGATCAAAGATTTATTTGAACCATCGTGAATAAATTGAGTTCCGTCAGTCTCACCGATCTTTATCGCAGATGAGAAATTTGCATTCCTTGATGCGTAGACGTAAATCGTCCCAAAGTCATTAGTCTTGCCAGGATTCACCCAGTTCAACTCATTACTTTTTAGTCCAGGGGTAACAGTCAAGCCACTAGGACTAGGCACACCTCTGAATGCATCTGTGATGTCGCCTGTAGCCGTAATCGTGGAATACTCATTGTCTGGCGTTACCGTGGGATCATCGTAAGCGCTTTCTGAGTCTTCCCGTAAAGTTAAATTAACTCCTCCTTCTTCTGAGAAAGTCCATCCAACACACTGAAAAACCTTGTTTGACCAGCTCAATTCTTCAATAGAGACTTTAACCCGATCACCTGCCGTTATCCTTAAAGCAGCCAGATTGGCAGGAAAGCTAATCACCTTCTGCTGATCGCTTAATTTAATTAGCTTGTGTGACAGTCTCTGAGCCATATAGCTTGAGTTTGTCATGGGATACTGGACTTCTTTTTCCAGAATCTCATTATTATCTCTAGTAACAGCGTCAGCTAACTGAACCTTCGGAAACTCGCTAGACTTGTGATTCTGGGCGGGATCAATAAACAGACCTTTGATCGTGTTGAATCGGTCTGATCGCTCCAAAGAAGTCTTGATTGAGATTGCTCCAATCAGGTCATCTTCGTTTAATGTTTCAAATGGTTCCTGTATCGTCTCATCTTCATAAATTCCAGCGTGAACGATGTACTTGCCGTTAGAATAAACAAGGTTTCCGTTCATTGATGACAAGATCTTGTTTATGTTCTTTTGATGTGAGTCAGTTGCAAAGACTACGCCGTTACAAGTAAAACGCTTTTCCGTGCCGCCAGGAACAGGCACTGATGCATCACAACCTTCTGCGGCAATTTCAACGGCATCCCAGTCTATCTTGCTGGTAGGAATGCCCATACCCAAAATGGTATCCGTGAGATAGTCAGCAAGACAAAGTGCTGGGTTGTCCGAATAAACCGTGGTATCTGTTCTTGGATCATAAACAGACTTACCTTTTACCAATGCTCTTACATTTGAAGGCGCAAATTTGTCCCAAGTCTCCGCTGAATCGTCGTTCAACACCCACTTCATTGCTAAATAAGCAATACCATCGCCACGGTGAGCGGATGTGTAATTAGCAAACGGGCCTGTCAATAAAACGTCTGCTGTTTGAGATGCTTCGCCTAAGTGCTTTTTAATTACGCAAATGGTAGTTGAAGGAGAGCCTTTAGGCCCAAACTTCCCAGCAGTAACATTACCGCCAGCATCAGACCCGCCGTTGATCTGTGAGTCTGTAATAACAACGTCATCCATGTGGATGTCGGTAATGTCGTTTAATTCATGGCCCGCTAGAACAATGGTTTGATAGAGGTCTGAGTTATCGGTGCCCGATAACCCGATAAAAGAAATCGGACCAGATACCAATGCCTCACCGTAGATTATTTTTTGTGGCTCTGTGGTTGATCTAACTGTTCTCTGCCTAGAAGCGTCTGTATCAACAGTCGGCATTTCTACTTCAAAAAGACTCATTGCGTGTTTAGCAACTAAAGTCCCTCCAACTACAACAGCAGCACCAATCGCTACAGCAGCACCTGCACCAAGCGTTGCAGCAGCAGCGGCTCCAGCAAAAGCCTCAAAAACGAAAAAACCGATTTTTAATAACGCTTGTGGCATAAATTCCAACCCGATAATATATGCTGCTCAGGAATTCTAGCGAATCCTTTCTTTACTAGACAAACTGCCGTGTTACCCAGCTTGATACCCATAAGCTGGCTGTCTGGCGTTTTTACGATAACTGGCGAACCATCCGATAAAGATCTAATGTCTTCCGTAGGTTCGCCTAAAACGCTTGCAGCAGTGTCTTCCAAGTCGCCAAAATCCTTAATGATAGATTCAGCGTCTTCCTCAGAATTATAATGGAAATCGGTAAGATAGTCTTTGCCTGTTAATTCTTTTACTATGAAACCAGCGAACTGACAGCAATCAACAGAACCATAATCAAAGTCTTTCTTTTCCCACTTGTTCAACGCTTGATAGACTTGCAAGATCATTATTATTTTCTGCCTCCGTCTTGTGGCCCCCTTGGCGTACCCACTCCACCTGAACCACCAGTTCCTCTAGCACCCCAATCAATCTTAGCGCCTTCAATCTTGTGCATGTGGCTAAAGAACAGATCACCAGAAGACTTCTCCTGCTGTGCTGCGTTGGTATACATCAAATTCAAAGACTTGTTGAACCTTGACAGCTCGGACTCAGCGATTAACTGAATGGCATCACCTCCATCGGCACCGACCGACATATTCATTTGATCCATGAACCCTGCCCAGATCTGGGTAGGTGTGTCAATCAACACATCGTCAGCGTCCAAGACACCAAGGTAAACCGTGACAGGATGTAGGTAGTAGTCTTCGGTTAAAGCTGCGCCTGATATCGTTGCGTCTAATCCGCTTAAAGTTAGCGTAATAGCGTAAGGACTAACGTCAAGACCTTCTTCTACCTGTGAGATAGATCCAAGATCTCCGACACCCAACCAATCTTTATCACCAGACCCATCGTCCCAAGTATATGTTCCCAATGAGTTGTGAAGGTAAACAGTCCCAGACGGAAACTCTAACTTGGCAAAAGACACAATCGCAACGTGCTGCTGTGCTAAAGCTGTCGCTACATTATCTGGGAATCCTCGGCTCATGCTAGAACATCCTCTATGGCCTCAACGGTGAAATTTGAAACTATCCCTGGCTGCGTATCCCAAGATGTCGCGCTAGAAAGCATAAAAACTCCAAAAATTGGCTGTAGATAATCAATACCCTGACTATTTACTGTTGGCTTTCTGATCGGGGGCGCAATCGGTATAGAGACTGTAGATCCTATTGAATTACAATCATCAGTGACCATGTGAAGCTCATTGTTAAACGCGATGTAATCACCCGCTTTAAGATATCCTGTCCGCGGAGCGGTTGCTCCACTAGCTACTAAGGTAGAGCCTGTTTGCCCTGCGCTGTTTACGACTAAGGTGTCAGCCGGATTGCTAGGCGCTATGCCTCTTTTCACAGCGGAATGATCATGCAAATACATTCTGTGCTGCTGCCCGTTCATCTTCGCCAGAAACCCCTGCATTATCGCTCTGTCATTGCCAGAGAGATTATTAAATCGCATAGATATCTTCCAGAGAGAACC